CGAGAATCTGGTCCGAGCCAATCACCAGCAGGTCGGGCGGAGGTGGCGCATCAATCCATGGCTGCCCGGTGATCTGCGAGGTGAAGGGCGGCGGTGTGCCGGAGTCGGCAGTGATCACCCCGGCGCCGTAGTCCACCGCAGTGAGCTTCGCCGAGAGGTCCGCGCCCGGTTCGATCTTCGAGACGATCATCGGGATGGTGTCCTGACCGGCTACTCCGAAGACAAACAGATCGCCCACCTCGATGGCAGCGACCGGTGTGGTGAGCGTGACGCTCTGAATGCCTTCGCCGAAGCGCGGCAGGGTGACAGCCGAGAGCACCACGCTGCCATCCGCGCAACGCACGCGCACCGCGTAGGATGTGCCCGACTCCGCCTCCAGCCGCTCGTCGCAGGTAAATCCAGTTACCAGCCCATCTGCGACGGTGACGGCAGTGATGCGGCCCCATGCGAGGCCCACTCCGATCACGTCATTGGCAACATAGATCAGATCGCCGCGATTGCAGACCAGATTCTCGATGTCCGCGTTCCAGGTGTAGGTGTTGGGTCGCAACCGGCCAACCGCGAGATGGTAGCGGCCGAGACGCCATGCGGCATTCGCATTGGTACACCCGGCGATAGTGAGCTGCTCGAAGTTCACCGCTGCGGAGACTGTCTTGACGCCGAGCACGAAGACATCCGCCGGTCCGAAGCCATCGTCGTAGACCAGCACTTCATCCTGCTGGTACCCGGCCTCGGGATTGATGAACTGCACACGCAGTGCATCGACCGCATCGGGAAACGCCCGCGTGCCGGAGAAGCCAAACGAATTGCGCGGCGTGAAGACCTGGATGGGCGTGGTCTGTGCGATATCGCGCACAACTGAATACAGGCCTTCGCGAATAGTGAAGCTGGCGCGACCGGCCGCGCACACGTCCCGCAGCAGCGGAAACAGCGTGGTCTGCTGGTCGATCATGTTGTTGTAGCCGAACTCCTTGTCGCCACACTCGAGCGCCCACTCCTTCAGCGTCTCATCGTCGATGCGCGAGACATCCACGCGGCGCGGGTTGGCAGGGCAGTCCTTCATCAGCCAGCGATAGACGAAGGCGCAGTTGTCGCTCACCTCGGTAATCCACTCGGCGGTGTCGGGATGCCAGACCGGGATCGGCTGGCCGAGGATGCAGTTGAACTGGCTGATCGAGCCCGAGAGCTGGTCGGTGGCCTTGATGCGCATTGCCAGCTTGAGCGTGCCAGTGGTCGATACAGGCGTGTAGCGGATGGTGCGGATGACGGTCCAGGTGAGTTCAGCGGCCGAGGTGGTGTAAACTCCGCCTCCCCATTCCGTGCGCTGGCGCGTGACGCGGATGTCGTACTGGCCAGTGACGGGAAACACCCAGCGGAGACCCACACGGACGGCCTTGCGCTCGCCATTCGCTATCTCAAAGTGGTCCGTCAGAGGGTTGCATTGATTGCCGCTGATGGTCAGGTTGGTTCCGACGGCCGCTGAAACCCATGCGCCCGTTCCGGTGAGGCAGTAATCGACCGCAACATGGACGTTGACGACGGTGGTGTTGCCGTTGCTATCCAGCCCGAACAGGCCGGAGGCGAACTGCAGATCGATGGAGCCTTCGTCGGCGGCGGTGCCCGTAGTGCGCGTGACCGTGCTGAGTGCGCTTACGCCGGGGTGCATGGCATCGACGCCGGTATCCGCGTCGGCGTCCAACTCCTGCCCCACGGCGGCTTCCGAGATGTCCTGCGAGAAGAGGCCCGGACTGACGCCCAGCTCGGTCTCCACATCGGTGTAGCTGGCGAGGTCGGTGGTGCCGATCTTGTAATCCGACGAGGCGGGGTTGCCCGAGCCGAGGTCGAACAACATGCGGAGGTATTGATCGTCGCCGCTAAATTCGGTGACAGGCAGCGCGGCGAGCGTGGGATAGCAGAGCGTGACGCCGATGGCGAATGGGATTGCACCGTAGAGGTTGGCTTTGTTGGATGATCCGGTGATCGAATGCAGCGTGTTGGTGCTGCCTCCGCCGGGGGTCAATCCAGTCGGGGTGGGTGGCGGGATGAGCGCGTTGACGATCAGCGAACCCACTAGACCGACACCAGCCGCCAGGATACCGGCAGAGATGCTGCCCGCCGCGAACAGCGTGCCCATACTGGTGCCGAGAATTCCTGGAAGCGCCACGGCAGCGGCACCGCCAGTGATGGCGATGACGCCGATGGCGAGGGCCGCGAAGGCGATGATGCGGAAGATGCTCTTGGCGCTGGACCCGCCCTCGGGATAGCGGACGATCACCAGCGGGATTCCCGGCTTGGGCCAGATGCGCGCCCACATCTCTTCGGGGATTGTCATGCCGCCGAGTTCGACGCGGCAACAGCGTGCATCCGCGCCGAGGATCTCCGCGATGCTGAGTCCGGCAGGGAATTCCGCGTAGACGGTTTCGAGCGAGAGCGGATGCGGGCGGGCCGTGACCGGGATAATTTGCGCGGGCGGGATAATTGCAAGTTTGTTCATCTAATACTCCCAGTCCGGTACGTCTACCGTGTGCCCCGCGAGCTTGTGGGTGCAATCAGGGAGGAACATGATCTTGCCGTCGCGGATGAAGCAATGGCAGATGGGTTCAGTCGGATTCGATCCGCCCACGTTGACGAGGATCGACGGCGAGAGCGTGGGACTGTCGAGCGAACCGTTCCACTGCCATCCCTTGGTACCGTTGACAGGCACACCGTGGCCACCTTCGCAGCCGGGGCAATGCCATGCAACATAATCGGTTGCAATTTCGCGGAACTTAGACATGGCGGTACATCCCTTCGATGTGGTTGCGCCACACCCACGAATCCATCCGTTCGAGCACCACGTTCGCGCCGGAGACGACGTGCAGCATCCAGCGGCGGTCCACAGCGATCGCGCAGTGCCACGGACGGCCTTGCAATCGCAACAGGATGATGGTGCCCGCCGTGGCCTCGTGGACCTCTTCAAACAGCCCCGCACGTTTCTCCGTCTCCATCTTGGCGGCGATGGCGAGACGGTCGAACGCAGAGTTGTAGGCCTCGCCGTAGTCGGGCAGCGCGACTCCGAATTCATCGCGGCAGATGGCCACCGCCAGACCCCAGCAGTCGTATTCGTGCGGCCCGCGTCCGTGGTGCGCGAAGGGCTTGCCCATGTATTTCTCGCACCAGGCGGGCGGCGCGGTGGTACTTCGTACCGTATTGGACCGCTGCGCGGTGTCACCAGGTCGACAATCAACAGTCATAGGAACAGCCCCCGCGAGTTGGTTGGCGTGTAGTTCGAGCCGGGGATCGCGGTGTTGAGAATGTCATCCTCGAAGCCGATGGTTCCGGTCAGGCTGGCTTCGTCGTAGTCGGTCGAAAGGAACTTGAAATCATACGGACCTTTCTCGACGACGTTGGGCGACGACGCCAGCACCACCTCGAGCACAATGTCCGGTCGGATGCCGGCAGGAAGGTTGCGCACCGCCTTCAGTATGGCGTTGTTGATGTTGTCAATGGCCATCTGCACTACGGGCGGTGAATCGTCCTGTTCGTTGGGCAGGTTCAGTGCGAAGGCGAAGGGCTCGAAGGTGCCCGCCGTGCGCACCAGCGGGTTCTGGTCGTAGACCAGGCGATACGGCGCGGTGAAGCTCGGATGCGAGATAGTGACGCACAGCAGAAAAACTTCGCCGGTTTCCTGCGCCAGCATGGCCCGCAATGCGTTGGTGCTTACGGTTCGGCTCATGAGGACAACATCTCCAGTTGCAGGCTTACCGTCCAGATGTCGCCGCCGAGGTGCTTCGCCTCAACGCTGGACCATCCAGCCGGGAAGCGATAGGTTGCGGGACCGTCGGTGATGAAGTGCTTCCAGCCGAAGGGGAGCACTTCCTTCAGCGTGAGTTGCACAAAATCCTTGAGCAGCTTGTATTCGCAGCGGTCGAGCGTGCCGGTGAGCGTCAGGTTCTCAACGTTCGAGGTGAACTTGCGCCGCGCCTTGGCCGGACCCGCCATGACCGAGGTGCGGATGGTGTTGTCCACCGGCTTGTAGTCCGGCCCGTTATCGGCGAGATACCAATCCTGCGGCAGATCTGCTGGCCAGCTATCCACGGTTCACCTCCCGCTCTTTCTCGTCAATCGGCACGCCGCCCATTCCGCCTTGCGCATCCATATGCGCGTCGTCATCTTCTCTCGTGAAAGTCGTGGGGGCGCGGGTGATGGACTGGCGGCGGATCTCGCGGATCATCGCCCGAATCGCGGCCAGATTGGGAAATTCGAGGCCGTCATATATCGCGGTCAACGTGCCTTCGGACAGCGGCGGAAGTTCCG